AAATAATAAATCCGTGTCACCAGATATAAAGCCTATTGTTAGTGTTACTGGTTCTTCTCAGACAACTAAAGCACCACCAATATCATCTTCTGCAACATGGCGTGATGATGAGCCAATGATCGATAGGGTTTTACAGAGAACACGGGCATACGTATAAAAAAAAGGACCTTTCGGTCCTTTTTTATTGAAGTTTTATAAATAGGTGTGAATCGCCGGACTCTGACCCCCGCATTCACTCTAACGCTTATAAGGAGCATCAGCATGATTATTTATAAACCATACACTTATCTTATTGGATGGTCAAAACACAATAAATGGTATTATGGTGTACGATACGCCAAAAATTGCAATCCAAATGACCTCTGGATAAAATATTTCACAAGTTCAAAAAAGGTTAAAGAATTTCGTGAATTATACGGAGAACCGGACATAAAACAGATAAGAAAAACTTTCGATAATGACAAATCGGCTAAACTTTGGGAAGATAAAGTTTTACGTAGAATGGGAGTACATTTAAATGAAAAGTTCCTTAACATAAGGAAAGACACGTTTAAAGGTGTTATTATTACCGATGAAATGAGAAAAAAGAACGGTGATGCACATAGAGGACAAATTCCTTGGAATAAAGGAATAAAAAGACCTGACATGTCCGAAAAAATGCGGACATTAAGAAAAGAAAATACTAATTGGGGTATCATCATCAACTACAGAAGCATCTTCCATTGCTGGTGCTGGTTTACGTGGCATTGCTCTTGCTTGCTCAACAGTTGTCTTTGCCGCAATAGGAGCACCATCGACACCCAGAACCTTATCAAGGCGAGCCTTCAACTCATCATAAGACTTGAAGTTTTCTGGTGCAAGGAACTCTTTAAGAGAGTATTCTTTCTTCCAGATTGCTTCTAGCTTCTCATCATCATTCAACAATGCTGATGGAGATTCAAACTCAGACTTGTCGTAGTTCTGATAACCTTCGACTTTACGAATCTTCAGTTTGAAGTTTGCACCAGCCCACATATCGAATGGGTTCAATGGCTTTTCATCTTCGAAAGCTGGATTCATTGCTTCGTTAATCTTGTCAAAGATTTTCTTACCAAACTTGTAAAGGAACACTTTACCTTCGTTCTGTGGATTCTTAGAATCTTCAACAACGTAGATGTTCGCCATGTAGGACAAACGGCGCTTCTGTTTACGTGCAACTTCCTTGTTTGCTTCGATACCAGAATTCCAGAGTTGTGTATTGTACTCAGAGACTGGATCTTTTTGACCAAGAGTTGTGAGGGAGTTTTCGATGTACCAACCGCCAGGACCCTGGAATCCGTGGTTGAATACTTTAACCCAAGGAAGCGCATCATCACCATCAACTGCGGGTTGTGGGAGGAAACGAATAACTGCATACCCGTTACCAGCCTTATCGACTTCGGGTTTCCAGAAATTATCTTCTTTGGTGGGAGTTTCGGCTGAGTTGAGTTTTTCAATAGCCTTGGCGAGTTTGTCTAGGTTGCTAGAAGCACTCTTGAGATTTGCGAATGAGGACATAGTATTTTTCCTTGTATAAACGTTGTATTAAATGTATAGTGTTTTATCCACATATTTCATAATGTATGAAGTATATAGGCGAAATCAAAGATACATCTTCAGCATTCCGATGGTAGACACTGCATCAGTGTGAAGTATACCTATACCACCGGCTTTGTTCCAATCATCAATAACAGATTTAGTGTCATCAATGATTATGGAATTTGGAGTAGCGTACCTGTGTTTCAGGTCTTTACCTGGCACAAGGTTTGCTTTATAGTGAATGTTGTGCTTGAGTAGCCACATTTGTTTTTGTGTTGCGACACGGTTATGCCAATGTGGTGCCGCAGTGGATGATAGAATCTCTTTAGGCACTGAAAGAGAATTCAAAAACGTAAACAGTAAATTTGCATCTGGCATCGGATCGAGTTTGCTGAATTCACCATCATCAATAAAGATTTCAAAACGATTTGCAAAGTTTTTGTTTTCTCGGGTACTTTGAGGTGTGACACCAAATTTCTGGACATAACCTTTTTCGAAATCAACGATTACGCCATCCATATCAATGTATATTGTTTCAATTTTCATGTTGTAACCTGATTCAAGTTTTTCTTTAGTATTGTAATCATTTTTTGTTTGTCAAAGTTTAGAAACGGCTTATACTTTTCACAACTCTTAACGAATTCTGGAAAGATAAGGTCATCATCAACTTTTTTAACCCACATCGGCAAGAAGTTTAATATTTCATTTAAGATAATTAAAGTCTCTTTAGCTATCTTCCCCTGCATATAAAGATTATACAACAGCGGATACTGCCCGTCAACTACTTTTAGTAATTCTTCCGGATTGTTTACCATATCAAACACTCTCTGTATATCTTGTTCAAAAACATATGAGAGTGATTGTTGTGTTTTTTGCCATACTTTGTATTCGGACTCCGCATCTTCAGAGAGGAGGTCACCGACCCAAATCTTCGGATTCACAAGCATATTGGCAACAAAGAAACCAAAGAGTTCCTCACGCTTGTATTTTCTGGACAGTTTATAAAATTGAAACTTGTCCTTACGTAGCATGAATTGGTCCTTAGACACGTTTGTCTTACCAGAATACTTCACATAATCATACTTTGAAGTGAAATGTAGTTTCAATGCATGAAACAATGCATACGCTTCAAAACCACCGGCTTCATTCATATCGGTAACTTATTCACTTTCTTAATCATATTAGAGGCTTGGGCTTCTTCATTGATTTTTGATTTGAGTGGTGCAGTAAGAAGTGTTGCGGCAATCTCAACTTCAAAACCAGTTTCTTCGCAATGAAGTAAAATGGCATCAAGATATGTCATTCTTTTAACTGACACCATCTCCTCAATGATTAAAGAAAACTTCCGTTGTTCCTCTTTCGTAGCCATTATTTCTTACCCATTGAATATGCAATGCAAACAGCATTAGTGTTTGTCTCATATGCACACTTAACAGAGATTGGATCAATACCTTTTTGAATAGCCGATTCAATATTTTTTGACATGTTGTTTCTGTCATTGATATTGTATATCGTAAATGCGGCAATTGATGAACACACTGCAACTGTAATACAGACGATTACTGTGATAATTTCTTTTTGCATTAAATAAATCCTTTGTTTTTATCAATTTGGTCTTTGTTACTACGGTAAAAGATATGTCTTCCAATCTTCACTACCTTTTGTAACTTCCAACCTGGGTTGACGTAATCTGCATGATAATATGTTGCACCACCTGTAACATCTTCTTGACGTTCAAAGTTGATGAGCATGTTAACTGCAATGTCACGAATCTCATTATACAACATTGTGTCTCGAACTGTCAACCTTTTATTGGTAACTTTTGAGTCACAATACCATGAAAATTGGCACGTGCCGCCAGTCTTTTGATAGACTACTCCACATATATCGTCTTTATAATTGCCGGTTAGCACTCGATTAATAGTAACGAAAGCAACGGCTCTCTTACCATCTAGCGGTTCATGTGCGGCTTCAAAATAAATGTTGTCTGCCAAACAGGTTACTTGTTTCTGCGTTTCCTTATCCAAGGAACTGTAACCAACTTTGAAAGGTAAATTGTAAAGATTTACATTCACTAATGACAAACTAACGATTAATGCGGAAAATAATATGCTTAAAAGTATTGGTTTACTTTGCATGTTTTCCTTTCGATTGATGTGGCAGTTTAATTCTGTTACGAGGATAAACTGCCAAAAACCCTAAGCGGCGTTTAGGCTGCTAATGCGAACTTTTCATCGTTTGCTTTTACTTTGTTTTACTTTTAACGACTCTCTGTGTCGGATAGCCAAATATTATACTTGTATGTCGGTCGATTTCCTATAGTCATCCCCATCAAAATAACTTTGTTAAAACACCAATTATAATTCCTATAGCAGGTATCAGGACTAAACTTAATCCGAATGCCACTATTAAAAGTAAAAGATATTTCATAAAATTATTTTGGTGGAGATGCCGGGATTCGAACCCGGGTGTCGCCATCTTTTCAAATACTCAGTTTACTATCATTTCTTCTATTATATCAGATTATTGCACTGTTGGCAATAGGTCTTTTGGTAAATATAAAATTAGGAGCTGTATGATGC